ATATAAAGTAAATAAATGATTATTTTAAAGCCTATAGGTACAGCTCAAACTCTTAAGTTTATTCCAAGAGAATACAGTGCTACAAAAGTGGTTTTAAGAGATGAAATTACTGGTACTGAGACAGAAATTACAGGAACTTTTACACAAGATGATTATTATTTAACATCTGATTTGGTTTTTAGCTTATCTGAAGGTAGATTCTACAATTTAACTGTATATAATAGTTCTGATATAGTTTACAAAGACAAGATTTTTTGCACAAGCAAAGAAGTACTTACTTACTCTATTAACGATGGTCGATATGTAAGTAACACATCAAATAAAGAATATATTATTTTATAATGGAAAATATTCATATAATAGAACTGAGCAAATATACCTCTCCTTCAATTGTTGAAGACAAGCATAGAGAGTGGGTTAATTATGGCGAAGACAACAATTATTTTGGTTATTTAATAGATAGATTTAATGGTAGCACGACTAATATGGCTATCATTAAGGGAATGACTAAAATGATTTATGGTAAAGGGTTAGATGCTACAGATTCTAATAGAAAACCAGAACAGTATGCTCAAATGAAGTCTTTAATCTCTAAAGATTGTTTGAAAGCAGCTATTATGGACCGTAAGATTTTAGGAATGGCAGCCTTTAAGATTTCTTATGAGAATAAGAAAGTTAAGTCTATAACACATTGGCCAATGCATACCCTTAGGGCCGAAAAAGCTAATGAAGATGGAGATATTGAAGCTTGGTACTATCATCCAAAATGGGAGGAATATAAAAACTCAGACCAACCAAAAAGAATAAGCTCTTTTGGATTTGGCAATCAAAAATCTAATGAGATATTAATTGTTAAGCCTTATGTAACAGGTTTTGATTATTATCCACCTGTAGACTATCAAGGAGCATTACCTTATGCTGTATTAGAAGAAGAGATAGCAGATTATTTAATTAATGATACTATAAACGGCTTCTCAGGAACAAAAGTAGTTAACTTTAACAACGGGGTACCAGATAAAGCTAAGCAAAGACAAGTTAAAGGTGATGTTATCAACAAACTAACAGGTGCTAAAGGCGAAAAAACAATAGTAGCTTTTAACAATAACGCTGAGTCTAAGACAACAATTGACAATATTCCCTTAGACAACGCTCCTGAACACTATAGATATTTAAGTGAAGAAGCATTCACCAAGCTGCTAGTGGGACACGGGGTGACTTCCCCCATGCTTCTAGGAGTACGTGATGGTGGTAATGGACTGGGAAATAATGCAGATGAGATAAAAACAGCAACCTTGTTGTTTGACAACTTATCAATTAGAACATATCAGGATGAATTCCTAGACGCTCTAGATAAGCCTTTCTCTGTAAATAAAATATCATTAAAAACCTACATAAAAACTATTCAACCTTTAGAATTTACAGATGTTGATGGTTTAGATAAAGAGACCAAGGAAGAAGAAACAGGTATTAAGATGAATGAACACTTTAGTTGTTCAGCTGAGTCTCACGAGAATGATGAAAAAATAGCTCAAGAACTAATAGACTTGGGAGAAGATGAAAATCTTGATGAATGGGAATTAATATCTAGTGAAGATGTAAACTACGAAGAGGAAGAATTAGAAGAAAATCAAAGTTTACTTTCTAAAATTTGGAATTTTGTAAGCACAGGAACGGCTACACCTAACAGCAAATCAAAACAAGATAAAGTTATTGATGGTATACCTTATAAAGTTCGTTATAGATACAGTCCTTTAAAAGCTAGCTCGAACAGTAGAGAGTTTTGTAGAAGAATGGTAGCAGCTGATAAGTTATATAGAAAAGAGGATATTATTTCTATGGGCAATAAAACAGTTAATGCTGGATGGGGACCTAATGGAGCTAATACTTATTCTATTTGGAAATACAAAGGAGGAGGAGCTTGTCATCACAAATGGTTAAGACAAACTTTTAAAGGTAAAACACAAGGTAATTTAGCGAACCAAGACGCTAATATATCGACAAACAAGGCAAGAAAAGATGGGTTTAATCCTGTAAATGAAAAAGAGGTATCTATGAAACCAATTGATATGCCTAATAGTGGATTTTTAAAACCAAGAGGATAATGGCAGTAGTTTTATTTATAACACCAGAAGATATAAAGCGTTATTCTACTTTAGATGGTAACGTTGACAATGATAAATTTATTCAACACATAGAAATAGCGCAAGAAATACATATACAAAAATTCTTAGGAACTGATTTATATAATAAAATCTCTTCATTAATATTAGCAGGAACTATTGAGAATGTAGGTAATGAGAATTACAATACTATATTAACAACTTATATAAAGCCTATGACTATTCATTGGGCACAAGTTGAGTTATTACCATATATTCCATATACTATAACAAATGGAGGTGTCTACAAGCATCGTAGTGAAACCTCAGAAACTGTTGATAAAGAGGAGATAGATTATTTAGTAGAGAAAGAAAGAAACGTAGCACAACACTATTCAAATAGATTTATTTCTTACATGAACTTTAATCAATCAAGTTTTCCTGAATTTTTATCTAATTCTAATGATGATATTTTTCCAGAGAATGACGCTAATTTTACAGGATGGGTTCTATAAGATATAAGGTAAAGGATG